AATATCATATATGAAGTTAATTAAATATTTATTTATTGGCTATAATAAATAAACTTGACAAATATATTATATTTTATTCATTTATTTTGTACATGTCATATAATAAATGAACAAAAATATAATTTTTTCTTTCGGCACGCTTGCACACACACTCATGTATGTGAAATATTCTCATTCTGAAATTGATAAAAAAGAAAAAATAATATTTCCGCTGGGGCATTTTATGATATCAATTGCAATGTTCTTACGAACGAATGAACAATTTCGCGAAAAATATTTAGTTGAAATAGGAAAATTTGGAATAGCTGGTCACACTTTATTATTTTTTTTCACTATTTTAGATGCAGAACGTGATGAAAATAATAATTTACCCATTGAAGAAAAAATGTTTATGGTAGGACAAATTTGTATGATTATATCATATTATAACGATATACATAAAAATACAAGTGAATTTGCACATTATGAAAGATATTTTTCGTTTATGTTATTAGCTGCAGTTTATATACACGCATCACAATTTTCTAAAAATAAAAATGTATTTATACCTATGGTTGGAATAAGTATACTTTATGCGTCATTATTAATAATGGCAATCAATGATAAATAATTTTATAACATAACATAAAGATTCATATCTTTACATTATCAATAATATGGTTATTAAAAAAACTAAATCAAATAAAAAAGAAAAAATAATTGTTATCGATGATGACGATGATGTGACAGAAAATGAAAATATTGAATCAGTTGATTCAAAAAGCATATCCATAAAATCAAATCCCACAAAATTTAACATAATTGAACGTTCGGATAAAAAAATAAAATATATTGTTCATCTGGCTGATATTCACGTGCGAAAACATGATAGAGTAGAAGAATATAAATTCGTTTTCGAAAAATTATTTGAAAAATTAAAAGAATTAAAATTAAACAATGAAAATTCGGTTATTTATGTGGCAGGCGATATAATTCACAATAAATTAGAATTAACCCCATCATCAATTCATTTAGTCAAGGATTTTTTTATTGGACTTTCTGAAATATCAACAGTTGTGTGCATATTGGGTAACCATGATGTTAATATACATAATAAACACATAGATAGCGTAACGCCTATTATTGGTAAGGCATTTAAAACAAAATATAATGTGCATGTATTAAATGAAGATTCGATATATGAATATAATAATATTTTATTTGGTGTAACTACATTATTTAACACATGTGTCACCAATTTTGACATTGTTGATGATAATATTTTAAAAAAAAAACATAAAATCGGTTTATATCATGGTACAGTTGCTGGTTCTGTCACTGAATCAGGTCATGAAATGGAAAATACAACAAATAATAGATATTTTAATCAATCTGATTTTGATCATTACGATTACACATTGTTGGGCGACATTCATAAACACCAATATTTAAATAAAGCAAAAACAATTATATATGCTGGTTCATTAATTCAACAAACACGCACAGAATCATACAACAATAAAGGATTTGAACTAGTTGACTTGACTAAAAAGAAAACTACATTTTATCCAATTAAAAATAAATTTGGTATGGTTAACGTAATTATTGATTCTGATGGTAACACTAATTTAGACAATGATTTTGTTTTTCCCGAAGAAATGGACATTAAAATTATGTGTAAAACTTCTAACAAAGAACTCATAAATAATTTTTGTGAAAAAGTTAAAGAAGGTGGAACTAAAATTATAGAATGTTCTCAAAATATTGATTATAGTGGGTGCAAATTAGACACAACAATAGATGTTGATTCTGAAGCTATTGACATATCAAATTTGCGCGATAAAGATAAAATGATAAAGTTAATCGTCAAATGTGTAAATAAAGAAATGCAACCAAATGATAAATATGAAAATCAAAAAGAATTCGACGATATGATTATTTCTACAATTAAGAATATCCTAGAAAATCATGAATATGAAACAGAATTTAAATGTAAACATATTAAATTGAAAAGTTTAGAATTTAATAATATGATGATTTACGGAAAAGGTAACGTCCTAAATTTTGATTTATTTAATAATAAAATTATGGGTCTTACGGCGAGTAACAATAGTGGGAAATCGTCACTTATTGACATATTATTATTTTCTATCTATGGCGAATTTAAGAGAGATAATTTAATAAACATTATTAATCGTCATAAATCATCGTGCACGTCAACCGTTATTTTAGAAGTAAACGATAAAACTTTTATGATTAAACGCATGTATGAGCGCAATGGAAAAATAGAAAATTTGGACCATAAAGCAGGTCGCACAAATGTAAAATTATTTGAAAACGATGTTGAAATATCTGAGGCAGAAACAGTTAAGACAAATCAAATAATTAAGCAAAAAATTTGTAGCTATGATGATTTAATAACATATGCAATCATGATGCAACAAAATAGTGTTTCATTTATTCATCTTGATAATAAACAAAAAAAAGATAAATTATGTCAAATTATTGGCTTAGAAATTTTTGATTTATTATATTCTAATTCTGAATCTCTTTCGTTGGCTAAAAAAAGAGAAATAACAGGACATGAAAAAGATATTTTAAAAATGTTTTCTGAATACATTAAATATTCTGATAAAAAAACGTCAGATATTGTTATCAATACAATCGGAAAATTAATTGATACAAACAAAAAAGAATATGAAAAACAAAAAAATATTTTAGAATTATCATGTGACGAAAACCAACACAGCTTAAAAATATTAAAAACAAATCTCGTCGAACTGGAATTAACAAAACAAAATATGGATGAATTTGATGATTACGAAAATAACACATATGATGATGAAGATTATGAATTATTAGTTAAGCTAATTAATAATTTGAAAATCCAAATTAATGATGTAGATGTTCAAATTGAAGCAAAAGCTAAAATTATGCGTCAATGCAATGCAAAAATTAAAAAGTTTATCGATATAGAATCTGTAAAAAATGACTTTGATGAAAATAAAAAAAACAAACTAGACAAAAAACGGAAATCATTAGGAAAGTTATACACGCAACTGTCGAACACAAATAAAAAATTTAGTTTAAAAAAATTGTCGTCAATGAAAAAAGATCATGATAAAAAATTAATATCGACAAATAATAAAATATCTGCACTGAAAAAGGATAAACAAAATTTAATCAATAATTTAGTCAAATCGCCGCTTAAAAAAGTAATTGCGCAATTAATAAATAATTTTAATGAATATAATGTTAATGATACCAATTTGCGGGAACATATAAATGATAAACATAATTTCGACAAGGAACTAAAAAAACTTATGGTATCTGTTGCGGAATTTGATGGATATAAATATGACAACAAGTGTCAATTTTGTGTTAAAAACTCATTGACTAAACAAAAAATTAATGTTGATGATAAAATCAATGAGGTGAATAATAATATTAAACATTTGGATAAAGAAATCAACAAGTTAGAACAATATTTAGAAAAAAATAAAAATTATATTGTTGACCATGAAAAATATATTCTTGACACAGAAAATAATAAAAAAATAAAATCTGAACATGAAATAGTTGAATTAAAGTTAGAAAATGAAATTCAACAGCTTGAGCTGTTAAAAAATGACAAAAAAGAAATTGACGAAATGGAAAAATTAAAAGATACATGCGAACGTGATGTTGAAATTACGAATCAAATAAATGAAATATCTAATGATATTGAAAATATTGAAGAGGAAGAATGTGGTGAATATGATGATTACCAGGAAGTAAAAAATAAAAAAGCAGACGCAAAGGAATCCCGTAGTGAATTTGAAAATAAAAAACTAAATCTAATTATCAATCTTGACGAAAATAAATTAAAACTAAAATTATTTAATAAAAATAAAAAAATATATGAAAAATTTAAAAATATTGACGACTCATATGATGAATATAACAAAAATATAAATGTATTAGAAACTAATATTTTTAAACAAAAACAACAAATCAATAAAATGGTTCAACTTATTGAACATACGACGACCGAAAAAAAAATGTATGATAATATGATGAATAATTTAGACGTCAAGAGAAAAGAATTACTTGTTTATAAATCAATCAGCAGCGTTCTTAACAATAAAACAGGACTTATTGGAAATATATTAAAAAAAGTGGTTATTCAATTAGAAAAAATTGTGAATGAAATTGTTGCTAATGTTGATCTCGATAAAATAAAAATTATTATTACTGATAAAGGTATTCATATAAATAGAAATAACGGAACAGATGAAAGTAACGATGTTTCTCTGTCTCTTGATGGGGGTGGTATGAGTCACATATATAATATTATTTTTAGAATAGTGTTAAATCAACTAAACAATTGCATTCGTCCTGATTTTATGATTTTTGATGAAGCATTTGATGCATGCGACTTAGAATCAAAAAATAAAGTTAAAAAATTAATTGAGAGCATTAAATCATTTTATTCATGGCTATTAGTTGTTTCACACGATACCGATATACAAACTAAGTTTGATGAAAAAATAACAATTGAACAACATGATTGTCCAAACGATAAAAAATGTAAAAAAATACAATATGTATAAACTATAATTAGGTTGGATGTGCACCATATCCATTAATGTATGCATATTTGTCCATTCCAGTTGCATCACCAAACATGCCTGAAAAATTACACCCGCAGGACGGTCTCTAATTGGAAATATTTTGACTAAATGTAATCGTTTTTTGAAACATTGTTTCCATATCATTTACACTTAATACATCTCATGAACTGATATCGCCATTAAAAGATGTGAGCCTAAACAATGAATTCGCCGACGTTACTTTTGATACGTCCCAATCCTACACATTACCGTTAAATAATTCGAACATTGTAGCAACATTCGATACATCCCATCCATTAAGATCTTGATTAAAATTTGGAGCTAAGCGAAAAATTTGTCTCATATTTGTAAGTTTAACGGTGCTTATTGTATTATCAAACCATGTACTGACATTTCCATTAAAATTTGTTGCTTTGTAAAACATTGTTTGACATGATGTTACTTTATTTACATTCCATTAATCCAGATTTTGATTAAAAATAGACGCACCATTTATCATGTTATGTATATTGGATACATTTGATACATCCCAATCATTGATGTTTGTGTCGAACATGCTTTTATTATAAAATGCATTTGCCATATTGGTCACGGCGCTTGTATCTCATAAATTTATAAGTGTTGCAGGTATCGTTGATATTTCTAATTGTTCAGTCGATGACAACCCGCACACAATGTTATTGTCTATATAAAAGTTAACTGTATCGTGAAAATGTGTATCATTTGCAACAAACACCATTTATTATTTACGAACTATAATTTAAATTCATGCCAGTGTCATTGCATATCAAAGTTCAACATAAAATAATTATTTTATGTCGGAAATTCACCGAAGTATGAATATTTTTCCATTCCCATTGCACCAGTAAATATGCCCGAAAAATCACAGCCGCTGGCTGGTCTCCAATTGGAAATATTTTGGCTAAATATTGATGCACCGTTAAACATATTTGACATATTCGTTGTGGATGATACGTCTCAATTTGACAAATTTTTATTGAATTATGTGTTTCCTTGAAATATATAAGTCATATTTGTTATACTCGACACATTCCAATTATTTATTCCACTTGATGCCAAGATTTCATCTTTATTATTGTTGCTCAGTTCGTTATTTATATCAGTTCCGTAAGAATAATATTCAACTGATGCATTTAGTTGTAAACTTGTTGTTGGTGTAAATACATGCCCAAAAAATTCAATTGTAGGTTCAACGCCGTATCCACTAATGCCAACATATCTTTCTTCCATTGCTAATGCACCAAAAAACATATTGGATAAATTATGAATAGGATTTATTTCACAAACGCTTATGTATTGGTCATTAAAAATCATTCTTTCAATAAATCAGATGTGCCAATGGAAGAACAACTTGATAGAATATCTGCTACTATCACAATACCGTGAAATCATAGTTATTTATATTTAACGAATACAATTAAATTACCACCTATATCATATTAATTATTTAATACACATGTTGTCAAATAGTTCATGCAATTTATCGTCAGATATAATAAACCCTCCACCTCCTCTATTTTTTTGCGATGTCATTCTATTGATATCGCCAATGTATACCCATTTTGCGTCATCAATTTGTGATATGCACCATTTCGAATGATCATTATTTAAATTATATTCTGTATCATCATGTGTCCATTTTACATTTTTTACGTGTTTAACGACGTTTGATTTATCATATTTATGTCCGCGTATCCACGTTTGACATAAACAATGATCATCAATATTATTATTTTCACAAAATTCTTTCATTAAATAATTTTCATATATGTCGTCATTAAATTTTTTAGATTTTGCGATATGATTTATATTTTTACTGATTGAAATAGTTTTTTTGATTTCTCTTTCTTTTTTTTTATATTTTTCTTTATATTCATCGTAACAATTACTGATGAACATATTCGCATGCATTATATGAAGTTGATTTTGTATATTGTCAATTAATGCGTCATCATAGGGAACATATATATGCGCAAATGATTGACCATAAATAATTTTTGATTTAGGTATTTCGGATATGTAATTTTCGTTGAAAACTTGCGGATAATCAGGAACAGAATGAACAAGCCATGATATTGTTTTTTCATTCCATGCAACTATTCCTTTGCAATGACCATCGTTTCGTGTGCTTATCAAATCTATATATGGTTGTTTTTCGTGTGGTTCAAAACTAACTTGGTCATTATACAACATCCATTTTGTAAAACCTTTGTCGACATATAAATTTCGAAGCCATACATTTATATTATCACCAGGTATCCATTTATGTGTATTATACGATGAATGTTGATATTTAAATGATCTTGGTGCTTTTAGTGCAACATTATACGTAGAATATGGTGATATTTTTTGACGTACAGCATGTGTACAAAATGAACAACTTAAACATTGACCCATTATAATGTTGTTAATGTTAACCTTTAATAAACTATTATTATATGAATACAATGAATAACACGTAATAAATAAAAATTTCAATATTTGTAAACTTATTAATGATTAAATTAATGAGTTAATTTAAATAGTTCAATATATAAATTAAAATAATATATTTAAACAAATTGAGCGCCTCCGTCAGAAGCAATGAATGCATCGACTATTTCTAAGCTGTTGTGAAATGCAGTCGTTAGCTCGGTAATCCATTGTATGTATTTAGCGTTGTTTTTATGAAATATTCCTTCGTAAAGTTCATCTGATCTGGTCGCGTTAACATGAATATCTTCGGTGTGAACATTCACTGATGCATCAAGAAGATTGGTAATGTCAACTGCTGCCACAGCAACAAGTCGAATTTCGCAAATAGATGGGCGGTATGGAATCATAAAGCTCAGGTAGTGGCGATGATCACTGCCTTCGGTAGTCGACAGTTTAAGAAATCCAGCATTGATTCCTGCACGAGCAATCTTAAGAATTCCCCGAATGAGGTGATCAGTTTCGGATAAACCATCCTTGCCAACGGATATTAAATCGGTAATATGACCAGTGTTCTCTTCGCATAAATTAGTCATGGACATCATAGCGTAAAGATTCACATCTAATGTATTACGAAATGTTGCGTTATATGACCGCAGAGAATTTTGCACGTTGTTTGAAAGATTTGAAGAATGATTGAAGATTGTGGTCATTATTTAATAACTTATACTTATAATAAATTTTATTTTATGGATGGCAAATATATAATGCATTTTGCGTTGATATTTCCAAATTGAATTTTTTGGTTGGATAAAATTTATTTATTTGCACAACGATGTAATTAAATTGTCACATGACATGATGTACTTGTTGTATCGGAATCAAAACAATCATCATCGCACTGTTCATCTATATTATCGCACTGTTCATCTATATTATCGCACTGTTCATCTATATTATCGCAATGTTCATCTATATCATCACATTTCTTATCTATAATCACATCACATGTGATGTCACTACACGTATCATATGATGAACATGAACTAAAATCTGTGCTAAAATCAGCGCCGTATGAAATATCATCATCGTAATTACAATCATTTTTGACTTTGCAACAATTTTTAGGTTTACTGCGGCATAAATTTTCTTCTTCCAGTTCAATTTTATACATTCGCTTATTTTTTTCTAGACATTTATTTTTGACAAATTCAGTTTTATACAGGTGATACAATTTTTTTTTAATCGCATACAATATATATTTATAGCGTCTGATTTTATTGTGCAAATTAATATTTAGCGGAGAACCGGAACCTATTAAAGTTAAATATTCTTCATAATTTACATCGTAATCAATTATTTCTCCATCACATGGATTTATTATTGACACTGACATGACTGACTGTTTTTTTACATAATTGCTAAACATGGCAAGAGCGACAACAAAATTATTATGAATTTTTACTAAATGATATATTATTTTTTTTGTGCATCCGTAATGTTGTAAAATACAAATGATTTTATGGATCATATTATTAAAAGATTTAATGAACTCACTATATGTCGGTAATGGTACGTAACATATTTTTTCAATGGACAGTAAGCTTATTTTTTCGATTAACGATAAATTATGATGTATAACTTTAATATTCGTAATTGCACTTTTGTATATTTTTTTTTTCATTATATCCTAAAATTATAAAATTTTTTTAATAATCAGTTGTCGCATTGTAAATATTCAGGATTATATTTTTACTTCATAATACGTTACGGGCGATATTATTATAATCATTGTAATCGTGACGGCTATCATCATTTGAGCCGTGGTTATGATTTTTGTATGACGTTTTATTGGATACATATCACCAAATCCAGTTGTTGTCATTGTTATTGTCGAAAAATAAATAGCATCCGTCATATCATGAATATTGTGATACGCATCCTTATATTTAAAATGTATTAACGAAAATACAAATATAATCATAACGTAGAATATCGCAAAATTTATTTTTATTTGTAGTTCCATGTATTTTATATTAAAATGAACATAAAATAATATAAAATAAAATATTATTTAAATGTAAATCCTTTGGGTATGCATATGTACATTTTATATCCAAATTTAATTTTATGGAAAACGTATTTACTACGTTCATCAAAACAATAATCAGCTATTTTTTTATGGTACGTATTTAATTGTGTTAGTTCATGACGCACATGATTTATCATTATTGGTAAAGTTATTTGTGACACATTTTCATGCATCGTAATTCCCATATACGATAAATTTTGCGGGTTGCATATTATTCGCGTTGTATTGTCTGCTATTATTAATTTATATGATATATTATTTTTGCACAAGTAGTCACCTATTATTTCAAGCTCAAGTTTGTTAAATATGCTATACAATTTACATGTGCCATTTGTATTATTATTTGTAAAATTATGTATGCAAATTAACGTATTATAAATACGCATCGATATTTTATGATTTTGCATACTATGTACCAACATTGATTCACAATATATATTTAATGAAAAATCGTTAAGATTTACAATATATTTATATTTGTTGAATGCATATATTAATTGTTTTTCATCCAGCACTAATTTTTTAAATAACATTTGTATTTGAGTCAAATAATCACTATTTGGTTTTTCTATGCGGCTCAATATATTATTTAATTTATTTTGAAAATTTTTCATATTTTTGTTGTGCAACAATTGTTTTGGTTTGCGTAACGTGGCATCAATTTTTTTATCTTTATGTGTAAAATGTGATATTTCCGTTCCGTTCAATAATAAATTTTGTGGTAATTTTAGCGGTAAATTGTGCATCATTGAACGTTTTAATGATGCTTCACAGTCAGCTTTTTTTATGTCATCTAAAAATTTCATAAATTGGTTCTCGATGTAATAATGTGTGCAGTCGTGACAATGTAAAAATTCACATGTTTTGGAATCAATATATGCCACAACTGTATTATCTTCAGTTAATTCATCCATACATGTCATACAATCCATCATTAATTTTATTATTGCAGTTAATGTTCAACATTGCTAAACATAATGATATAATAATAAATAATTCAATTTTTATTCAATAAAAAATAACATAAAATACAATCAACATAAATAATAAATATAAAATGATTCACGTTGATAATATAAATATTAATAAAATAAATAATGAACAAAAAATATCATTATACAATAAAGTAAAACATTTAAGTGTCTACGTAAAATATGGTTTATCAAAAAAATCAAAAGATGGATTAATTGAATTTATAAAAAAAATAGACGAATATTCAAAAAATAAATTAGCAGAAAAAACAAATTATAAACAGATACCATTTGGTCCTGCTTCAAATAAAATTATAAATTTAGATGACGAACAACATAAAATTGTAATAAATGATCCACTATTGAATGCAGATAAATCATATCATATGAGAATATTGGCAGGTGCAGGCTCTGGAAAAACGACAACAATTTTATGCAGAATTAAATATTTGATTGATAAATTTGTGTTACCATCTGAAATATTAGTTTTAACTTTCAATGTTGATGCATCGAATGACTTAAAATCAAGAATAATTGAATTGTTTGGTTTCGACATAAATGTTGAAATACGAACTGCTGACTCACTATGTTATAAATTAAAAATGAATTATGGTGAAAATGAATATAAAATAAAACAATCTATTTCTGAACTCGGTGTTGAAGGAGAAAATATTATGCTAAAATATGGAAAATTAATAAGTGAAAAATATAAATTCGTATTTTTTGACGAATTCCAAGATATCAATGACCATCAATTTAATATTCTCAAAATATTTGCAGAAAATAATTGTAATTTGACAGTTATTGGTGACGATAATCAAAATATTTATCAATGGAGAGGCTCAAATAATTTTTACATTATTAATATGGATAAAATATTAGATCAAAATAATCATAATGTTCAAACGTTCACTATACAAACAAATTATAGAAGTATTCCGCGTATTGTACATTTGGCTAATGATAGCATACGCCTCAATAATTCTATTATAACAAAAAATATGATATCTATGAAATCAATACATAACGATGACGCAAAGATACCCATTAAAATATGTGGAACCGTCAAAAAACAATTTGATTACATAATTAGCATAATAAAAAAAAGTAATAAATACGATAATTTTGCAATTTTATCAAGAAATGGAACTTATCTAAAATATGCCGAAGAATATTTGCAAAAAGATAATATACCATGTGTTGCAATAATATCTAATAAAAAATCATCATGCGGAGACGAATCAAAACCAACAATTCAACCTAATAAAGTGACAATAACTACGATTCATCGTTCTAAAGGTCTCGAATGGAATCATGTGTTCATTGTTGGTATGACTGATGCTTATTTCCCGTCACATGTAAATAATAACATTAAAAATATCGATGAAGAACGACGATTATTTTATGTAGGTGTAACTCGTGCAAAAACATCATTAGAATTTGTTGTTAATAATAGTGAATTTCCTTTGTCACGATTTTTGGGTGAACTCGTTAAAGAAAAATCAGAACACTTAGAAATTTTGAATAATACAAATAACAAAATATCAAATAAAAAATTACAAATATTTGATTTTGATAATCTAAATACACCAAAATTAAATTATGCCGTTATGGACATAGTTAACTTGTTGCAAGGAACTCAAATAAAACACATGAGAGAAATAGGATTAATTCCAAACACCACATCGCCTGAAATTATTTCACTATTCGATAAACGAATATTTTTTAGCGACTTGATAAAAGAAAATTATTTAGAGCCAGATTATGGTGAATTTTGTGACAGAGTTTTAACACGAGAAATAATTTTAAATACGACAAATAATTCAACAAAAATAAAAGATTATGATACAGAGTCAATAATTAATAGCGTCATTTTGTCAGAAAATGAAATGGAGATATATAATAAATATAATCTTAAAAATTTATTTCAAGATTTTTGCTACAATGCCAACTCAATTTCTCAATATATATATCAATCTATATCATATCATTCAGATTGTGTCATTGCCATGAACATATGCAAAAAAATGCAATCAGAAAAAGAATTTGTAAAAGTTGGAACTTATCCTTCATGTTTTATTACTAATTTAAAGTTATCATATGGTACATACATGGACCAATCATTGAGCACAAAAAATATATTGAAAGAAATATATGATGTTTCGTTATCTCGCAATATAATGAATGAACGGAGACGTTTAATGTTTAGGGATGTATCTGATATGTTTATAAAAGATTTTGACGAAATTTATGGAAGAATTGATGATTATGTTAATGATTGCATTATAGAACCAAAATTAACGGTCATGTGCAAAATGAATTCCTCATATATTTTTAAAATAAATGACGAATATGTTAAATTATCTGGTGAGCTTGATATGTATGACGTGACGAATAAGATGGTTATTGATTTTAAATGTTCACAATCTGATGAATTTAAAGTTGAATGGTTTGTACAAGTTTTGTTATATTGTGCCCTTCTCATTAATGACAATAAATTAAATATCGACCAAATAAATGCAGTCGGTGTTTTTAATATCATGTCCGGAAAATTATACACCGTCAAGATCGATAAAAATTATGATTTTGATGGTTTATTGAAATATGCAGAATTTTTAATCCAAACTGACATGAACGGTAATCGTCCAAATGCTGACTCTCTTGATATTAATTTTTTACAAAGTTTTGGATGTAACGTGCCGATAAATGTTAACACTAATGATAATAATAAATCAAAACCGCAAGTTATAATTAACATAAATACAAATATTAATAATTTTGTAATATATGATAGCGATGATGATGACGATAATAAAAAAAATGATGATAAAAAAGCATCTAATAAATATATATCTTTTGATGTCGAAACTGGATCGACCGGTATGACAAGTTCAATTATTCAGCTGGGATATATTATTTATGATAATAAATTTAACGAAATAAAAAAAGTAAATAAATTTATCAAAAACAGAGATGTTGAAAAACGGTTATTCATGATTCATGGGATTAGCATAGATTATCTGAATGAACACGGATGTGAATTTTGCGATGTTATTGAAGATTTTTTATATGATTTGTATGATTGTAACGTTGTTATTGGACATAATGTTAGTTCCGATGTGCGACACATAAAAAGCAACATGGAAAAATATTGTGACTGCTATTATCTTGATGATAATGAATTATTTCGCATTCATGATCCGTTCAACGGAAAGCAATTTTATGATACAATGATTACTGGAAAAATAGTCATGAACAGCAAAAAAAATGCAAAACTTGAAGATTTATATAGTTATTTATTTCCTGGAAATATTATGGAAAATGCACATGACGCATTATATGATTGCAAAATAACAGCAGATTGTTGTTTTAAAATGATGGACATCATTGAACGTAATAAAAATAAAAAACCAAAAATAAAATCTATCACAGAATTTATTTGCGAAAAAT